CAGAGGAGCAGCAGTATCGTGCTGTTCAGCAAGCTGGTGGAGATATAACGCAGACTCCTTACTATCAGAAGCTATTTGATCTGGCTCAGTTCCAGAGCAGCATCAAGACTCCTAAAGTTGCTTCAGGGTTAATCGGTACACCAGAACAACGAGCCTCAGAGCAAGGGTACATTGATTACATTCACGGAACCCAAAGACTTGATAGATTGCTAGAAGGAAAGACTCTTGACCCGAAAAGGGCTACATCCGGCCCGATGCCATTTGGAACGACTGGTGCTGGTAGAGAATTAGCATCAAGTTATGCAATGGGGAAAGCCGATACATCAAGAATTGCAGGAGATACTGGTAATCTAAAAGATTACTTTCAGGTGGCTCCTAAAGATGTTGGTCTTAGTGGACGTAGGTTAATGTCTGCTGAAGATTCTTGGAATTACTTGCCAAAAGAGAAAAAAGAAGAAATTTTAAGCAAGGCAAGGCGCATTGGATTTGAGAACCCAGAAGAAGGTAGCGGTAAGTGGACTTTGCATAGCAGTTCTCAAGGAATGCCATTTAGCGAAAAGCATTGGGATTTTGTGCTAAACAGGGAATCTGGCGGTAATCCGTTAAAAGCATTGCGGCAGGTATATGCAGAAAGTGGCTTGCTTGATCCGTACAATCCATCTCAGTTAGAAGATATTTACAGATTGTCTGGCTTTAACGCGCCAATTACGCAGACAAATGCTCCTTGGGCTGAGGCAAAGGGGGTTTTCTTAGGTAAGGCTAGGATTACTAACCCACTCAATACTACCGATGTTGATGTCCTGCAAAGTAAAGTAATCCCTGCTCTCAAAGAAGAATTTAAGAACGATAGGACAAGGAAAAAGCCTTTTGGTGCAGACCAATGGGATAAGAATGTTAGATTCACTCCTAAAGAATGGGTTGATGAGCTAGAGAGAGATATTGCCGAAGGGAAAAACTCTTACGTTTGGACATCTATCCCTGATAAGGTAACAAAAGCATTAAAGGACAAGTTAGGCTATAACGGGATCATTGATTCTAGCGGTAAAGGTGGAACTGGTACGCCTTATCCAGTTGTTATTCCATTTGAGCCGGGGCAGATACGGTCAAGATTTGCAACATTTGATCCAGAGAAGATTGGAAAGCCAGATTTGCTAGCGGCAGGATTGCCAGTAGGACTAATAGCATCAACTCAAGTAGACTTACCAAAGAAGCAAGAGAAGAAACCAACTAAGAAGTAAGCAAGACACCGGAAGGTATTGCAATTATGGAAACAGAAGAAAATAAAATAGCCGAAGAAAAAGAAAACGGATTCGGCAAGGGTAGACCTAAAGGAGCAGTAAACAAGTCTACTAAGGTCGTAAGAGAGGCTATTGCAGAGCTATTGAGCCGTAATAGTCAGTACATGGACAGATGGCTACAGAGGGTCGCAGAGGGCGATGAAGTCTTAGGCATGAAGCCTGATCCTTACAAGGCATTGGACATTATGCTGAAGATGAGCGAGTACCATATCCCTAAGCTGGCTAGGACAGAGGTAACGGGCAAGGATGGTGAAGCTCAAGAGATGGTTATCAAGTGGGGAGGAAAGAAATGAGTTACAAACCGACTAACTGCCCTATGTGCAGCGCATTTCTGGTCAATAGCAAGTGTCTGAACTGCGGGTATCAAAAGACTGCATGACAGAGATAATTATCCCGTACGAGCCTAGAGAGCAGCAGATTGCAATCCATGACGCTATAGAGCAGAACCGTTTTACGGTGGTAGTGGCTCATCGAAGAATGGGCAAAACTGTCTCAGCACTCAATCATCTCATCAAGGCTGCTATCGAATGTCCGCTAGAGGAGCCTAGATATGCCTACGTCGCAACGACTTACGGACAGGCTAAGAGGGTAGCTTGGAGCTATCTTCAGAAATTTACTAGACCACTAGGAGCTACCTACAATGTATCTGACCTACGGGCTGAGTTTTATGGGCGTAGCATTAGTCTTTTTGGGTCTAGCAACTTTGATGACTTGCGTGGCAGCTATTACGATGGCGTGGTTATCGACGAAGTTGGCGATCAAAATCCAGCCGTTTGGAACGAAGTTATCAGACCTGCTCTTGCCGACCGTCGTGGGTGGTGCTTGTTCATTGGCACTCCTAAAGGTAATAACCATTTCTATGAACTAGCCGAGAGTGCTAAAACTGAGGAAGGCTGGAAGTTCCTAGAGTTCAAAGCTAGTGAAACTGGTGTCTTGCCGGACGATGAGCTAAAGGCTGTTCGTAAGGAAATTGGCGAGGATCGATACCTGCAAGAGTTTGAGTGCAGCTTCAATGCAGCCGTTTCCGGGAGCTATTATGGAAAAATCCTTAACGATCTTGAGAGCGATGGTCGTATTACTGAGTTTCCTACTGACGGTCTGTGTCGTAGCTACGTTGCTTGGGATTTGGGCATGGGCGATTCGACTGCAATATGGGTTGCTCAACTGGCAGGGAAAGAGGTCAGGCTCATTGATTTCGTCGAGAATCACGGGGTAGGTCTGGACTGGTACGTTGGCTGGTTGAGGGAGAAGGGTTATGAGAAGTATGAACAAATCCTGCCCCATGACGTACAGGTACGAGAACTCGGAACAGGCAAGAGTCGTAAGGAAATGCTGGAGGAAGCTGGACTTAACATCAGGGTTGCTCCGCGACTTAGCGTTGCCGACGGGATACAGTCTGTGCGACGTATGCTACCAAGATGCTGGTTCCATCCGAGAACAAAGAACGGCATCAACGCGCTAAGGAACTACCGTCGAGAGCATGATGAGAAGCGAGTGATTTTCTACGAGAAGCCGTTACACGATTGGGCTAGCCATGCCTCAGACGCTTTTAGATACCTAGCAATTGGTCTTGACGAGACAGATACTTCATGGCAGACATCGTTGCCAATTTCGACTAAATGGATTGTATAATGAGCAAAACTTAGGGGTTTGCTATGAAGATGGACGAAGGGCAGATCAAGAGTATTCTTGAGAATGAAATCGACAATGCGATTGGCTATGTCGATACCGAGACTACCGACCAACGTGCTAAGGCACTAGAGTATTACCTGCGTTATCCCTATGGCAACGAGGTAGAAGGTCGTAGCCAGATTGTTACCGGCGAGGTAGCAGAAGCTATTGACGGAGCATTGCCACAGCTTATCCGAGTCTTTACGACTACCGAGGATATTGTCTCCTTTGAGCCTCAGACTCCAGACGATGAGGAGTCCGCTAGACAGGCTACAGACTACTGTAACTGGGTCTTTTACCGTGAGAATGACGGTCTAATCATCCTGCACAACTGGTTCAAAGATGCGCTGATGCAGAAGGTCGGCGTAGTCAAGGCGTATTGGGAAGCCAAAGAGGATGTCAACAAGGAAACTTACAAGAATCTGACTGAGGATGAGTTAGCTCTGCTCTTGAGTGATCCGAGTATTCAGGTAACTAGCCAGAAGGTTGAGATGCTTGATGGTGGCGTGGATATGATGGGGATGCCTATTCAGATTCCTATGTACACGGTCAAGGTCAAGACGGTTAAGAAGTACGGCTGCGTAAAGATTGAGAACGTGCCGCCGGAAGAATTCCTGATTAGCAAGTCTGCACGAACCATTGAGGATAGTCCGTTCGTAGCTCACCGTCGATTGATGACGCGCTCAGAGCTAACGGCTATGGGTTTCGATAAGGACATTGTGGAAGGTTTGCCTAGCTATGATGACCTTCAGTACACTCCTGAACGAGTAGCTAGGTTTTCTCAAGGTGAGCAGCCAGATGAGAACATCAGCCTTGACTACACGATGCAGGTGGTTGAGGTCTATGAGTGCTATATCAAGATCGACGTTAATGGCGATGGTATAGCAGAACTACGCAAGATTACCTATTCGGGCAACGAAATCCTTGATGACGAGGAATGTGACCTAGTTCCGTTCCACAGTCTCTGTCCAATCCCGATCCCGCATAAGTTCTTTGGTCAGTCGTTGGCAGACCGGACTATGGACATCCAGCTAATCAAGTCTACTGTTACGAGACAGATGCTTGATAACCTGTATCTGACGAACAATGCTCGTATTGCTGTGGTTGAGGGTCAGGTCAATCTGGATGATGCGCTGAACGCTACTCCGGGTGGGTTGATCCGTGTGAAGTCGGGTGGTGCTATTGCGCCTATTGAGGTTCCTGCTGTAACGGCTCAGGCTTTCCCATTGCTTGAGTACATGGATCAGGTTCAGGCTAAACGTACAGGTGTTAATGACCAGCAACAGGGTCTTGACCCAGATGTGCTGAACAATGTTTCCGCTACGGCTATTGCTGCGATGATGAAGTCTAACTCTGGCAAGCTGGAGTTGATTGCTCGTATCTTTGCTGAGACAGGCGTTAAGAGCTTGTTTAAGGGGATTCTGCACCTATTGGGTAAGTATCAGGATCAGGCAAAGATTGTCCGTATGCGTGGCAAGTTTGTGACGTTTGACCCTAGATCATGGACTAACCAGTACGACGTAGCCATTAACGTAGGGTTGGGTTCAGGGGATCGTGAGCAGAAACTAGCTATGCTCCAGATGATTATGGCTAAACAGGAGCAGATTCTGACTCAGTTTGGCGCAAGTAATCCGCTGGTTAGCGTTGCTCAGTACCGAGATACCTTGGCTCGAATGATTGAAGCGTCTGGTTTCAAGGATGCTAACGCTTTCCTTAACGAGATTTCTCCAGAGTTGAACGAGCAGTTATCTCAGCTACAGCCACCAGCACCAGATCAACAGGCTGAAGTAGCTCAGATGTTGGCTCAGGTAGAGCGTGAAAAGACCGAGGCTAAGACTCAGATTGAGGCTGCGAAGCTAGACCTAGAGCGTCAGTCGTTAAAGGCTGAGTTTACCCGTAAGGGCATGGAAATGAGCATGAAAGCCCAACAGCAAGAGGCTGACATGAGGATTCGTGAGGCTGAGTTAGCGGTTAAGCAGCTACAGGCGATCTTAGCGATGGACTTGGCTGATGAGGATACGAGGGCTAAACAGGCTGATATTGTCCTGAAGGCGATTAAAGAACTAGGGAATCTGACTGCATGAGTAAAGCATATTGGGCTGAGATACTCCTGAAGGACGAGAACTTTCAGCAAATGATGGAAGAACTCCGGTCGCAAGAGATTGCCAAGTTTGCAACTAGCGATTATGGTCAGGTAGAGGTTAGAGAGTCTGCTTATCGTCAGTTGAGGGCATTAGAGTCGATTGAAACGTATCTCGAAGGGTTAGCGTCAGACAAGCTAATTGAGGAGAAGCGGTTAAAGATTTTGTAACCCGTTTCGGGCGGTTCCCGATATAATTTAGGAAAGAAAAGATGAGCGATACTCAAGGAACGACACCGGAATCCGGTAGTCCAGAGTTGAATGTAGGTAGTGCAGCCGACGCTATTTTGGGTCTTATGGGTGGGGAAGAAGGCTCCGAACAGGAACAACCTGAATCTCAAACCGAAGCCAACGATAGCGAAGCCGAATCTGAGGAATACGAAGCGCAAGCAGACGATTCTGATGAGGTAGAACAAGAAGATGAGCAGGATGAGCAAGAGGAGCCTCAAAAGTTCCGGGTGAAAGCAGCCGGTGAAGAACGTGAGGTAACCCTTGATGAGCTTATCAAGTCTTATCAACTTGGCACAGACTATACAAAGAAATCGCAAGCCGTAGCTGAAGAACGTAAGGTAGTCGAGGCTGAACGACAGCGTATTGAAGAAGCCAAGTACCTACGAGACCAGTATGCGGAGAGGTTGCAGGTTATCGAGCAGATGCTCAACCAGCAGCCAGAGACAGAGAATCTGGACTATTTGAAGGAAAACGATCCTATCGGTTATGCCGTGAAGGTCGCAGAACTCTCTCAACGGGAGAAGCAGTTAGCTCAAGTTCAAGCCGAACGACAGCGAATTGCAGAGCAGCAGGAAAGGGAACGTCAGGAGCAGCTAGGGTCTGTGATACAGGCTGAGGCTCGTAAGCTGGCAGAGGTTA